GATGCTGTATTCTGAGCACCTACAGCAGCTGCTGAATCAGCTTTGTCAGATGCGGCCTGAGTGGCAGCCGTCAATTGACTTACCGCAGAAGCGCGAGCTTCAGTTTCCGTAGCTAACGCCTGGCGAACATCAGTAATACCCGCTTCATTCTGTGCAGTTTTCGCCTCTAGACGAGTAACATCCGTGACGCGCGCTTCCGTCTCAGTAGCGATCACCTCCCGGAGCTGTTCGAATTTCGCAGAGTTAGCCCCCTGCTGCGCAGTCTGGCGCACAACAACATCAGCAATAGCCAGGGCGTTGCCAATGATTGCTTCTGCTGTCTGCTTATTCGAACCTACTGCTGCAGCCAGACCATCGGCGTTCTTCTTAATCGCGTCAGAAAGTTCGGCCAGTTTCTCGCTGCTGGCTACTGCATCCTCAATTAGGTCCTTGAAGACTTCAGAACTTTTGATGTCCTCCAGGATTGCATCGGTGATATCGGAAACGTCGATGCTGGCCTGTCCTCGCACCCAGTCGGTCCATCCGCTCTGATTCCCGATCCTGTCAACAAGCCGTGCCTGGTACCAGAATTCCTGCCCTGCCTTCAGCCCCATCTGCTGATAAAGTTTCTGCGGATACGGTACAGATGCCAAAAGCATCGGATTCGAACCGTCAGCGGCAATGCTGTATTGCAGCTCAGTGCTCAGGGTGTCGCCGGTATTCGCCGGGAATCCCCAGGTGACGTTAATTCCGAATACGACGTCTTCGGAGGCTTTAAGCCCGACAGGTTTGGGTACATCACCCGCGCGTCCCTTCAGGTGTGTAATCGCGGAAGTTGCCCAGAGACTCGACGCACCGCCGGAGTTGATCGCGCGTACACGGACCAGATAATCACCCTCGAAAATGCCAGGCACTTCGATATTGCGAAGACCGGTCTCCGGTACGTTAACCCACTCATTGTCGCCGCGCTTCCACTGCACCCGATAGGCTATGACATCCGCCTGTGGTTTGCCGTTCTTGTCGACCGGCGCATCCCAGGATGCCGTCAGGGTAGCCACTCGCTGCCCCTGGCGCACTGCGTCATAGCTCGCTACCGCGATGTTGGTCGGCTGGTTTACGAGGCCGGTTGGTATCAGACTGATTGGCGGCGTGTCCAGGCGGGCATTGTTGTCGACCGCATCATATTTTGATGCGTTATATTCGGCCCCGGTGATTGTGAAGGTGTTTTCTTCATCATCAAATCTCAGGTTCGTAACGCGGAAGTATTGCAGGCGTAACTGCCCGGCATCAATGACGAATACAGCATTGGGTAACGGCTCTGCCGTGAAAGGTGTGGCGACCACCAGCTGCGTGCCGTTTACGGCCTGGATCACCCTGCTTTCAACGGTACCGCCCCGTGTGCGGATCATCAGTGTGTCACCCGCAACGGCACTGGTACCACGATCGGTTGTCACAGCTTTCAACCCGGCGTTATATCCGGTTATACGCCCGCCATAAACACGTCCTGAAAGGCGTTCGTCGGCAAATGCAAACACGGTGCCCGGCACGTAGACATAGCCATCAAGCCCGGTCTGTAGCGTGATAATCCGGTCAAGTGAGTTGGAGTACACAGCCCACCCGCCACGGCGCTGAGCCTCACTCTCGCGGGTACAGCCGATCGCAGTGATTTGCGTCTGCTTAAACTTGAATTGTTTAACCAGGTCCGGAAACATAACCGCCGTGGTGCGGTCCTGATAATGGTTATCCGGGTCGCTGAAGTTGATCAGCGCGCTTGAAAAGCGGGTTTTCTCACTGCCGCTCGAGTAGACCGGTTTACCCACTACCGAGGCGCGCGTCAGTATCTGAAGCTTCGACGTGTCCGCCGGCATGTCTGAGACAACATTGAACATGTTGTTTCCCCAGAACGTCATGCCGTTAAAGCCTGCGGCGATATCCTTGATCACCTGCCAGGCGTCGGCCTGCGCCTGAATGTACACGTCAAACATGAAGCGCGGCTCTGTGCCGCTACCGCCTTTTCCATCTGGTACAAGCTGATCACAGCGCTGCGCTATGCGATAAAGCTCCCATTTATCGAGCATTTCTGGCGTCACGCGGCGGCCAAGTCCGAAACGCGGCTCAGTGAGCACATCGAACCAGATCCATGCTGGGTTATTCGTCCAGCCCCACTTAAACGTCCCGTCCCATGTGCCGCTATAGGTTCGGGCTATCGGATCGTAATTCGAAGGGATGCGGATAATGCGCCCCTTAGGTTTACAGGAAACCTTCGGGATATTGTTGAACGATTTGGCGTTGAACGACACATACAGCAGCGCCGTATGGGGATAGCGCAGGCGCGCATCAATCACCTCAGTGATTGCCTGTACCTGCGTTTTATTCTGTAACATCTGACTGGTGCTGTCGTCAGTGTCGCGTACCACGCGAATTTGCCAGCCAGTGCTGGCTTTGGGAAGATTAATACGGTGGGTTAGTTCATAGAGCGAACTGAGTTTCTCTGTGACAGTTCTTGTCATGACCGTAGAGAACGCACCACCATCTACAGCAAGATCGATATGGTACTTTACGGTAGTGCCGACAATATCCGCGTCGTTTTCCTGCTGCTGCAAACCCGGAATACCAATGCGAACTAGCACAGCGTCAATCTGGGTGTTGCTCAGCGCGCGCGTCCAGGGCGTGGCTTTTGTCAGCGATACGCCGACTGTAGTTTCGTTCTCCACTGCGGGGAAACCCGGAATCGGCGTCTGGGTCTGTGTTCCTGGCCGAAATTCCCAGGAAACGTTTTCAAAGTTCATCGTTCCGTCTGAGTTTCCCAGCGGCGTACCGTCCAGGAATATCCGGGTCGCATCCAGGCCACCAGCAAACTCACCTTCACCGAGCGCCAGCAACATGCGGCAGCGCGCCATGGACTGTGCTGAATCTGGCTGTTCAACGGGCGTGTGTTGCTTCTGACTGCCACCTTTTGCACCAGTGATGGTTTCCATATTGCGTCCATAAAAAAAGCACCCGATTGGGTGCTTATTGGTCAGAGAAGGAAATATTAAATGTCTTCGGCGACGATGCCGGCACTGATGATCCCGCCGCCAATCTCGCGCTCGCCGTACAGCAGCGGGACCGGATTACCCATCGCCAAAGAGTTAACCGCGCCGCCGAAGGCATAACTGGGCTTGTTGTCCGGGTCATCGCGACCCTGTAACCCTTTGGGCTGGGGCGAAAGCATCTGGTAAATACCGCCCGCCATCATTGACGCGCCCGACATGATAAGTCCGGCCCCAAATGTCAAACCTGCGCCCGTCCAGCCGGTTGCCACTCCAGTAATAACACCAGCAACAACCATCACGGCGCCGAGGATTGTCTGGAACATGCCGGCCTTCTTCGCCCCTTCCATAACTGGCGCTATGCGAATATCGCTATCGCCTGCCAGCTCCTGGAAGTCCTGCACGCCTATGTTGCGCTTACCGCGAAACACCGCGAAGGTCATGCCATTTTTTTTGGCATTCATCAGATAGTCTTCCAGCCCATCGAAGTTGATACACAGGGCTTTGACCGCTTCGGCAGATGTCTGCACTGCCAGTTTGTGCACGCGCCCGAACCTGGCGCCCAGTGCGCCATACAGACGAATAGTGGTTAAACGCGCCATGGCTTTATCTCCTGTGGCAGGTCTTTGTGACGAACGCAGATCATCGTGCGGTCTTTGAAATAGCCTCGGGCATACGGGGTAATACATGAAGGCTGGCCGTAAAGGTGATGGAGCAGTTCTCCCTCTTCAGTGATGATGCCCGCATGGTTCCACTTATCGGATTCAACCTGCATGATGACCATACAGCCTGGTGCCGGATCGCACTCAGCGAACCCTTCCCGCTCCCAGTTTTCGAAATAGAGATTGTCGGGGTACTGGCTTTCCCACCATGGGTAATCGACGCGAAAATCGTTCAGCGTGACGCCCTGGATGGCATGCCAGTCCATAATCAGCCCCCAGCAGTCATTCGAGCCCAGGATAAACGGACGCCCAATAAGTGGCACCGCCTCCGGCATTATCTCGGCGTATTCATCGCTGTCCGGAGCGTAAATACCCCATATCACGCCGGAGTTATTGCACTGTTGTCGGTCCAGATCGGACGGAATAGGCCGGGCACCGTCGCCAGGGTGGGAGTGGATGACGCGAATAATCGTCCCGATATCTTCGGCGTTAGCCCAGTGCTCGCCGTCGATGCGAAAATGTTCTGTCGGATTTTCGTGCGTATTCGGCACGGGAATGTAGCGCTGGCGACGGCCAGACTGAATAACGAAGCCACAGCACTCACGCGGGGATTCCTCCAGTGCATGCGCCCGGATAGCTGCCATTATGGTTTTGTTCATTGAGATGTCCGGTTATCGCGTGAAAAGTACTGTGGCCGGGAAACCGCCGAAATCGAGGATGGCCGCGTCAGGGTCTGCCAGGTCAGCGCCAAATCGTTTACGGCAGTCACTGAGGCAACCACCACACACATCAAGGGCAGGATCTGATACCTGATTCCCTTTAGCGTCGAAATACGCAGTGCCGTTATAGGTGCATCCATCGCCGCTCCGGTACTGCCCGCGTAGCGCCCATTCGCAGAGCGAGGTGATTTGTCTGGTTGGGATAACAAGCCCCTGCAAGTCTGCGGGGCTACTGAGTGACCATGAAACCACTTCGTCGTCTTCGGAGGTTTTGGTGTCAAGCCAGAAAGTCTGAAGGGTGAACATTGACGAGTCAGCTGCAGGGTTTACGCCACCATGGTAATTCACAGCATCGAGATAGACCGCATAGGTATCGATAATGCCCACTTTGGCGTTAACCATGTCCTTAAATTGCAGGCACAGCGCAGTGATATGGCCGTCAAGGTTTGAGACGCTGAGGGTGGGCTCCGCCGCCTGGTCTGTTGAAAGCTCCAGGCCTGAAACCTGAAACGGCCAAAAATCGTAGGTGTTGCCTCCGAAGACGATTGGCTTGGGTCCAAGCTTTTGTTCATCTCCATTGGCAACATCGATCTCTTCGGGTGTATGGGGGAAAGGTGCGTAGTGGAATCGGTGGATCCCGCCACTGAACTCTGAGGCGTCAACTTCAACCAGGCGGACCCTGCCACCCGGCGCCAGCATTGCCGCCTGATCGACTAATGCCATTATGCATACACCCCATAAGCCCGTTTGATAGTGAATGTCAGCTCAGCGAATTTGCTGCTGATCTGATTTTTCCGCACAGAATCTGCGACTACACGGTAAAGCCCCTTCTCTTCTCCCGGCGGCGTGATGATGAAGGCCTTCACGGTATGAGCCAGGAGGAAATCACGGACTGCATCAACCTCAGCCTCTGCTCCTGTATGCTTCATCGGCACCTGAATGGCTGTGGAGTTGATGCCATTCTCAGCCACCTGCTCATAGCCATCGCCGAACTGCGCCGCGCGCACCGTCTGGCTATATTCAATCGCGCCAGCACCGAGCTGAGAGCGCCAGCTATATGTTTCAACTGCCATATTTACTCCATAAAAAAAGCCCCGCATGTGCGAGGCTTAATATTGGTTGAAAGCATGGGAGGGAAAGATATCAAACCATTTTGGTTTAACTTCCATTCATTTCTACAAGCCGGTAATCAGTCTTCCCATCCTTGTCTTCAATACATTCAGCCCTGAATTTCTGCTCAAGACCAAATTTATTTTTGGCGCTAAACTCCTGCGTGGCGTAAAACTTACCGTCGTCACCGAGCCATCTGTTCGAGCCAAACACCGACATATCCAGGGTGCTTTTGTTAATGACTGACATCCTTACGTAAGCTTCACAGGCATCGCGAAGCTCATCCAGTTTTTTATCCGTAAGTTCCTTGGCTTCTTTTTGCTTCTTTTCTTGTTCTGAAGGTTTGTTAACCAGCGCTGCAACAATAATCACTACAATCAGAAGCAGTAATAGTCCAATGGTTCTTAAGATCTTCTTAAAGATTTTTTTTAACACAATCATCCCCTGATTTTTATGGTTTTCATCATATTAACCAGGGGACGACGCAAACACTACCTGCCTTTACTGAAGTTGTAGATCATGCCTCCAGGCTTAAGGTGCTTCTGGATAACCTGCAACGCAGCGTTCTGCATTTCATCAGCAAGGGTACGGCCCATAGCATCACCTGAGCTGGAAGACTGAGCAGTTGCAGAACCACCAGCATCAACGTTAACGGTGGTATTAATAACCGGAGCCATACCGCCACCGCCCTGGGCACGCACTCCCAACCGCCCTGCTGAATCTTTAGCTAACGGCATAATAGCTTCCGGCCCAGCTTCTCCAAAGACGCCACCTTTGGCAAACTTCGACGCCCCCTGGAACGTGAAGTATTGAGGAGAATCGTAGACGCCATTCACATACTTACTTAACCCGGATGAATCATACACGCCGCCTTTGGCATTGAACGTTACGCCAGCAGCAGCGTTAGCATATGATCCCCCTGGTGTGCCCCAGCCTTTACTGCCACCGCTTATCCAGCCCATCGCGGCCTGTACTGTATAGGCCACTATAAGTTGGTTGGTTATCTCGAGGATCATCTTGAGCATAGATTTGCCGAACTCTTTAACTGACGCGGTGCCAGTTGTCATAAGCTCAGTAAGCATGTTGCTCAGGCCGGTCAGCGTGGAACTGGCAACGTTCTTCACTGCGTCGTAGGTGTTGGTAGCGGCATCCAGATATTCATTCCAGCCAGCAACAGCCCCTGCTTTCCAGTCGCCCCGTAATTTATCCTCTTCGGCATAATATTTCCTGAGAGCCGCCAGTTCTTTTTTATAACCGGCATCGTCAAGCTTACCGCCACCGTTGAGCCAGCCCTGGCGAAGCTGCGCCTCTTCCATCATGCGCTGCGTTTGCCGACTGCTGAGGCCTGCACTATCACGCAATGCATCGGTTTTTTCCGTCATCTGCGTGACGTATTTATTCGCTTGCTGCGCCAGGCCGTTAATCTTCTGCTGCGCCTCTACTTCCTTGTTCTTTTGATCAACCACCTTGGCGGCGTTCAGAATCGCCTCACGGCTCGACAGTAAAGATTTTTCCTGAGCAGTCAGCGCGCGGGTTTTGGCTGCCTCATCCAATTCAGCAAATCGAGATTGCTGTTTACTGAACTCGGTGTTTTTAGCGTGGGTTTCGCCTGTTTGCCGGAGGGTCTCGAGCGTTTCAGTTAACGTTCTGGCCTGGGCGCGGTAGTTCTCCAGGGTGCGATCGCCAGCTTCCAGAGTGGCTTTCGCCTCTTTGGTCTTTTTGGCTGAGTCTTGTGCAAGCTTAGAGACTGCGTCTCTCGATTCTCGACTTGTTCCGCCATCGCCTTTTACGTTGGCCCCTCGCGCTTCAGCCTCATAGTTTGCCTGTGCGTTAGGCGCAGTGACGCGCTTCCAAAGTTCGTTATAGCGTTTTTTATTCGCCTCAATTTCTTTGTCCGCTTCATCCCCGGCCTTTTTCATGGCCTCTACATCCATGCCAAGAAAATTAGCCAGCGCCCCGCCACCAGGGATTTTTTCAGCCCAGCCAGCAATAGTGCCGGTGAATTTGGCGTCCAGTGAAGTAATGTTGAGGAAGAGGTCTTTAATCGAAGCTTTAACAAGTTCGAAGATATCGATGATCTGGTTTCCCCAGGCGCGCACGGTAACCCCGATTTGACCGAAAATGTCGGAGGAGAAAGCTTTAAGCCCGTTCCACGCCTGCCCGATATTATCGGTAGCCTCTACAATTTTATTACTGCGATCCTCCATGGTGTCGGCAAAAAGCGTTATAGCTTCGTTTGCCGCTGCTGTTTTCCCCTTCGTTTTCTCCAGGGTAATGAGGTGCTTCATCATGGCTTCATCAACAAAGCCATATTGCTGGTTCAAGCTCGCCAGGGCTTTAATAGGATCGTTTGCCAGTCGTGAAAAATCCGCCAGCGCAGCCTTCGTATCCAGCCCTGCATCACCCATAGCCAGAATGGATTTGGCAATTTTGGTCATCTGGTCGGCGGTATACTTCCCGGTGTCGTTTAGTTGGACCAGGGTATCAACAGACTCAGCCAAAGAAGCACCAGCGTTATCAGCAACATCTTTTGCCGCGTCGTTCAGTTGCTGCATGGAGGAAAAGCCAGCCCCGCCCATCAAAATGAGCGATCTGGCAACATTGTCGAACTGCTGGGATGAACTGTAGGCAGCCCCAGCCAGAAGAGCCAGCAAACCCACCGAGCCAGCAATCGCAAGGTTAAAGGTATTTAACAGGCCACCCGCCCGCCCCAGCTTCTCCGCTGCCTCACTGGTGTTGTTAAGTCCTTCAGCAGCGTCACTAATGCCTGCTGCCGACTCGGATGTTTCTCTGCTCTCTTCGTTAAACCCAAACAATGCGTCCCGCAAAGCCTGGAGCATTGGGCCTAATCCACCAAAAGAATCCTTAATTTGCCCGCCTTGCTGGAGCAAGATCAGGAAAGGGGATTGGCCTCCAGCCAGCTGTGTCGCGATATCGGTGAACTGCGCCGGCAGAGTGCGCAGCGCGGCGCTGTACTGGCCAACGGAAATTCCAGCACGACGGGCAGCAGTTTCCTGCCGGGATAGCGCCTCTGGCAGTATGTCAGCGACACCAGAGAGGCGCTCACGCGTCTGGTTAAGGATTGTGTTGAAGTGCTCGAACTGCGCGCCGTTAATGCGGCCTGCTTCAAAATGGGCCACCAGCTGTGCGTGCTGTTCATCCAGTGAGTTGAACGCACGGATTGTCGGGTCGATGGAACCCAGGAGATTCTTTAACGCTGCGGACTGCTTCTCTGCCGCCTGGGTAGCGGCTAATTCGGCCTGAGCACGCGCCGCGGCTTCTCCGGTGTCGGTCAGCTTGAGGCGGGTGTCATCCAGGATTTTGTTGTAAGCCTGGAAGGTATCGGTATCCAGGAAACCTTTGGCCTGGAATTTCCGCAGCGATTCTTGCTGCTCATCCAGCCGGTTTAAGGCTTTGGTAACCGGGTCGATATTCTCCAGCAGCCCTTTGAGCGCGTTCTGCTGCTCCTTGAGACCTTCACTGCCTTGCTTCGCAGATTCAGCGCCAGCGCGAAACACGCTATTCAGATCATCTGCTTTATCTACAGCACCGGCCGCCGCCTGGCCGAGTTTATCCAGTTCGTTGCTGGCTGTTTTCAGGTCAGAAACATCGGCCCGCAAAGTAATCGAGGCGATCTGGTCTGTCATTATTTCGTCTCCTTATGCATTACCTTGAGAGCCTCGCTTTCCATAATCTGAAGGTCAGCCATGCAGGCCGCCGCATCCTCAACCCCGTGTAACTCGAACATCCAGGGGAGAACGTTGTAATCAAGACCGGTCGCACCGCTCGCGCCTACGCGCCATTGGGTCGCCAGGGCGGAGAAGACAGTAAAGGCCTCCCATATGGATGGCAGGATCCCCACCTCTTCCTCCACGTCCTCAGGCGTCAAACCAAAAGCGCTCAGCTCCGCGAGAGTCGGCCCCGGCGTATACAACGCTGCGGCGACCTGCCTCAGTTTTTTTCGCGGATACCCATCAGCTCTTTGGTGTAGGCCAGACCGATGCTGTCGAACGCGCGCGGGTAGTTCTGAAGAAGGACAATAACGTTGTCGCGGGTGAACTCGTCAGGTAGTGCCCACCCCTCGACAATTTCCATGAGGTAGTCGGCCTGCGGCTCGATAGCACCCTTTTTACCTTCAGCGGACTTTTGCAGCTTTTCGTCCATAGAGCGCAGCTCTTCCAGTGTCTTATGGCGGAAAGTGAAAGTCAGTTTGCCGTCTTCGGCGCCAGCGCGCGGAATGCTCGCGGTCACAGAAAATGTAGGAGTGGGGATGAGTGAGAACTTAGTCATTTCGGTTCCTTAGAAAAGAAAAACCCGCCGTAGCGGGTTGAATATTCGAGTGCGTGATGGGGGGTTATCGTTTGTACAGCAGACCGCCTGGCTTGAGCGCATTGAGGAGAGCATCGTTCACCGCTTCGTGCATCGCCTGTTGCAGGCCAACTACTGAAGCTGTCTGCGCATCAATCTTTGCCTGGAGGGCTGCGAACAAATCGCTTTCACGCACGGCATCAATGATGGCCTGTTTCATTTCATCGCCAAGCCTAATCTTCGTCTTCGCGCTTGTTGCGACGGCGTTCTCGATGATGGATGAAGCGGCTTCATGTACCTTAAAGCGATCGGCCAGAAACTCAACCTTGCTATGCTCACCTTCAACACCGAGGGTCATGCCAGCTTCGTGCGGCTTGCCTTTGCCGGCGACGTTTAATTTAACGCTGTAGTTTTGAGACACTACGCCATCGCCAATCAGCGCTTCGTGGATGTAAGCCTTGCCGGTTTTATCGACAAACCAGCCACCTTTAAGGCCATGAAGTGCGCAGCTGTTACGGATCTCTTCGTCCAGCGCCTCTACAATTTCTCCGACATCGACAGAAGAAACCCCTTCGATCCAGTCACCGGCTCGCCAATCTCGTGCTGAGCCATCTTCTGCAATTGGACGCAGGCGCACCTGCAATCTCTCACCAGCTTTGAGGCCGGAAATAAGGCATACGGTAGCTGGCCAGAAGATGCGTTTTTTCATAAGTCGGCCATCTTCATGAAGGCATTGCAGTTCTAGCACCGCGCAGCCACCCGGCCATTTCCATTCGACGTCCACACCAAAAGGTTTGGGAGTGGTTTTTACGTAAGGGACGATTGAAGGTTCTGACATTTTAATTTTCCTTTTAGACGTGAGCCTGTCGCACGGCAAATCCGCCGAAAGTTAACGGTTTGCCCAGGCTCACAGCTGAAAGACTTTCTTCGATGTGCGCGTGCGATGCGCAGATGTGTTTTTACCTGGAGCCTTCGTATGCGGTGTTCGTCAGCTCATCTGACAGTTCGCTGATGGAGTAAGCGATAGCCATCTTCTGTTCCCTGCTGAACGACGGCCAAAGATGACGCAAAGATTTAGTGAGGTGATGTTGCCAGTGTCCATCACCGCTTAGATCTTCCCATCCATCAGGCAGGAGACATAGCCCGTGACCGTAAAGCCCCTCTTCCGGGGTAAGGGGTGGCCGAGCGGTTATTGTATTTACTGGGCCATCACCCCAATTGCCGATAACTATTTTCCCGCCACCAGCCATATTGACTGTCATCCCAACCTCACTAATCTCAATTGTTCCGCTCATGGGTTACTCCAAAAAAAAGCCCGGCTTACCGGGCCTGATTGGTTAGCTGACCGTGACAGTACACGCAGCAGAGGTGATGGTTTTGCCCGCGGCGTCGGTGACTTCACAGGTGTAAACGCCAGCATCCCCGGACGCGACGGACGAAATGTTGAGCGTCGAAGCGGTTTTGCCCGGAATAGCGGTGCTGCCTTTCTTCCAAACGTAGGTGTAAGGTGCTGAGCCGCCCTTCATTACCACCGCCAGATCCAGCGCTGTGCCTGTGGCAACCGATTTGGTGGCCGGCAGGTCGGTCAGGAACGCCAGCGGCGTAACGGATGAATCGGCGATCGGGTAAATCTGCATGTCCGATTCGAAGTTCATGCGCGCCTCGTTACTTTCCACGGCGTTGATTTCCGTGCGCGGTACGCGCTGGAACGATACTTTGGCTGAGTAGAAACGATCAGCTTTGCCGCGTGGGTTATGGAACCAGACCGCGGTGGTGTCGCTGGAGTCATCCAGGTCAATGAGGCGTTTGTAGATCGCCAGTTGAGGGTCATGCGCAAAGGTGTAAACCTGAACCACCGCGTTTTTAAACGTTGGGATGGTTCGCGCTTTATCATCTTCCAGGAACTGCACGCTGATGGTCTGCTGGTCACCACCTTCAGTTGACAGTGTCATCACCTGAGGCATGGTGATCCATGAGTCGATTTTACGCAGCGTGCCCGCGCCAGTGCCTGCCGGGAATTTGGTGGTGTCGGTAGTATCGAATGCTTCCAGCACGATTTTATTACTGGTCACCGATTTGACGCGCAGCACCATGTTATCGAGCTTTAACCAGCCGGAACTCACCTGAACTACGTCACCGGCCAGAATGCCGGAGGCCGATGCAACGGTCAGTTCGCATTCCGTCGCGTTAGAGGCTGCGGTAAAGGTGATTGGGGCTTGATAGGCCTTGGCCACGTTCACACGCGAGCCGTTAGGGATTGCGAATGCCATAGCACTCTCCTGAATTTAGGTAATAAAAAACCCGCCGGGCGGCGGGTCAGTAATCAGCGCGGTACTGCATGCTGACGGGGGTGGTGTAGGTGATGGAGCCGCTACTGCCGTTTGGTGCAGATGTCGGGCGATCCTGTATCGGCGTGCGCACCTGCGGCGGGCCGTTGATGTAGACGGTCAAATCGCCGTCCACCAGCGGCAGCCCTTCATGGAAGGCATCGGCAACAGACTTTGCCAGCCCCCTTGCCAGCGTCACCCCGCCGCCTGCCGGCGCGATGATGTTGATCTGGAGAATGCCCTGATATGTACGCAACTGACCTTCCAGATCCTGCCCCACAGTTTGCGCAGGCAGAACGTAAACACGCCCGTAAGGCGCATCATCTGGTGGAGTAAACGCGATGTTTGGCCAGGCCACCGGCAGCCCGAGCGAGGAGCAGATAACCGCGACGCGACCTTCCAGCAGGTCAGCGATACGCATTGACTGGTCAGCGACCATTGCGCACCTCGCTCATTGCCTCACGGAATAACTGCGCGGCGTCGATAGCTGTAATACCCACCATCCCGCCCGGCGCCTGGGTGGAATGACCGTTTTCCAGCTCCTGGGCATACGACAGGTTGTTGGTGAAGTAAATCGAGCTGACCTGTCCCACTCTGAACACCTCAAGCACCGCCATCCCGCGGGAGTTAGATCCCTGGCCGGAAGCGTCTGGGGTATCGTTCGACTCTGTTGGCTGGCTATCAAGCCCCACATACCAGTTGTTCTTGAAGCGCCCCCCGACATAGCCATCTGGCTTTTTGATGTCCATCGAGTCGTTAACTCTCAGGCCACGCTTAAGCCGTCCTGATTTGGTCAGGTTGTCGGGATTATCACGCAGGGTCGCGTTATGCTCCCGCACCGCAGTGTTGTATGCCGTAGCAGTCTGGTTGACCTGCCAGATATCAGGCTGGCCTACCGGGGACATCTCCACCAGCTGAGCGAGGATTTTTATACCCGTCCGGCGCACCACCTCGTCCATCTCCTGCTTCGAGCTATCCACGAACAATTCAATGGCAGCCAGGAACGGCTGATTTGCAGAACTGGTCATAATCAGGTCCTCAGCTGGATGTTGTAGGAGATCAGCACATCTGCGGGCTTAACCGGATTCGGCTGAACCACGCGCCACTTTTTGCCGTCGATATCAATGAGGTCGCCAATGCGCACTTCCGTTTCAAACGTGGCCGCCAGTTTCTTATCGCCCGTAGCAATTAGTGAACCGTCGATTTCACGCGCGGAGTATTCGGTGATAACGCCGGTAACGGTCGCTGTAATAGGCTCGGTGATAACCTCTTTCCCGTACTGATCGCGGGTGATGGTTCCGCCGCGAGTCAGTTGGTAGGCTTTGCCGTTCTCCGTCAGCAGCCGCGTTGCCGTGGCGCGCATCCGGCGATAGTCGATTGCCATGCTACCCCCTTTCGATCCGGACCTGGTTGCCGCCCACCACAAGCCCGCGCAGCGAGGAATAGAACCAGGGGAATGAAGGAGTGGCCTTATTCGTTCCCGGCTCGTACTGCACAGAGACGGCCCCCTGTACGCTCTCAGCTATGACCGCGCCGCCACCGGAGACCGACGGCGTGAGGTCAATCTCCTGCGACTCGATAGCCAGGCGGCATTGGGCATCAATCAGGCGCTGTGGAATAGCATCATCCGGCAGGTCCACGCCATCGAAGCGTACGCCGGAGCGCGGCCAGGATAGAGGCTGAGATGCGCTGGAGCGCTGACCACGCCAGGTCCTTCCTTCCAGAAAGTCCATCGCCTGCATCAGCATCTGGCTGCATTCGCCATCTTCGGCAGGTATGGTGTATCCGCGCGCGGCGGCAAAGACCCGCAGGTCGGACACGCTGGCGTAGCTGTTAAAGTCCGGCGAATGGGGATCGGCAACCAGCATGGTTATTCCTCCAGACGCCAGTCCAGCGCCAGCCAGTTATCCACTTCAGCAGGGTGAACATCAGCGCGCAGCGGACCGCCTGGAAATTCTGGTGTGTCTCGAACCATGACCACCAGCTCAATACCCCGCTGTTCCTGCTGGGCAGGGTTATTATCAGCGGCCTGCTGAGCTGCAAGCTTTTCCGCTTCACGCTGAGCGCGCTGCTCTTTTGTTAATCCGGCCATCGGGCCTCCTGAATAACAAAGGGGCCGAAGCCCCCTAGGTTAACCCATGATGATGGTGGAATGTTCAGGCTGAACGGAGGCCACACCCCACGCCACACCAACCTCGTAACGCACCTGACGGTACTGGCGGTACAGCGCGATCTGGAAGGTAATACCAGAGACCGGATCGGTTACATTCATCACGTCATCAGCGGTATCGCCGCCTTTTGGCATGGCCGGGGTACGGCAAGCCAGCAGGAATGCGTTACGGTCAAAGGCAACGTTTGGCACGAACTCGCTCAGCACAGTGACAGTTGCCTGATCTGCCAGGTCCTGACGCAGTCCAGGTGCGCCGATGGTGATAGTCGAAGAGGTTGCCGCTACGACCATGTACTGGTTGTCATCGCCATCGAACTTCACTGCGGTCCCGGCAGCAATACCGCCAGTACCAGCAGAGATAGCAATAATGATGTCGCCCTCTTTCTTCTCGCCATTGACCTTATAGCCCGCCGCCGTGCTTTTCGCGGTGCGCTTGATGTTGGCGGATTCGTGCAGGTTAAAGCCCATCACACGACCAATGATGCCTTCACGCAGCAGCTGATCGGTACCGGCTTCGTTCGCTTTGAACAGTACGGACTGTTTACCACGGATTGACGCCATCGCTTCGCCGCCCAGTACCATGCGCAGGTCAGTGGTTGGTGCGCCGTTATCAGTCAGCACCTGACGAGCGTTCGCCGCATCAGACAGGTCGTCTTTGACACTGAACGGTGTATCTTTTGGAGCACCAACAGCGCGGGAAGACTTATAAGCCAGCGAAGCCAAGTCAGCATCCATTTCGTTGCTCAGTGCGCGGAACGCCTGAGAAAACTGGTCAGCCAGGACAACGTCATAAGTGCCTGATGGTCCGATGGCAAGCTGCTCTTCACCATTCCATTTGACCGGGGCCATTTTGGATTTGGTGATTTTCACGTCCACGGTACCAATGTTCTGATCACCGTCGTTTGGCGCGGTTGCCGCCGGAGTGATATCAACGGTGGTGGTTTTTGGTGCTACCGGTGCGGTCACGGTTTGGTCTTTGGCCGCTGCATCGGCTTTAGCGTTACGGGCCACCGCCGGGATAAAGCCCACCTGCTCACGGGATACGCGGTTCAGTGCCGTGTAGATGGTCGGGATCAGGCCAGTCAAAGTGTTGGACATTTATTTTTCCTTTCGATTAATCAACGATGCTCGTGCCGCCGCCAATCGCAGCCTGTTGTTCAGCTGGTGGCAGGGCGTCAAAAGCAGCGCGTTTCATGGTTTTCTGCCCGGCCTGATGCTGCGACTGGTGAGAACCACCGCCGCTGTTACCGGACGCTTTGAGGATGTAATCTTTCTGCGGATGCGACTCGATCAGTGACTCCAGCGCTTCGTCGAAGCTAGCCAGCTCGCCAGGCTTGGTGCGAGAGAACACCTTATTGCCCTGACCGTCGAAGGCCACGACCTTGCCGTCTTCGATTTTGAAGTTCTGCCCGAAGTACGAACGCACGAACTCAGCCGGGATCGCCATCTTCTCTGAAATGAATTTGGAGCCACCGAAGCGGCCGCCGATCATCTCGTCGTAGAGCTGGCTTTCGAGCTGTTTGGTCTTGCCGTTCGCTTCATCCAGCTGCTGCTGGAATACCTTGGTAATCTCAGCCTTAACCTGGTCAACAGCGCCAGCGTCGATCAGTTTTTTCTGGTCGATTTTGGTCATCATCTCCAGGGCTTCGAGCGCCTTGGTCGGATCGGTGATGCCAGAGAATTTCGCGAGACTGGCTTCCGCCGCCTCCTTCGCTTCACGGTGAGTTTTAGCTTCACCGTTCAGGGAGGTGATTTTGGTCATCGCTGCGGCTGCGTCGAACGGGATTTCTTTGCCATCATCATGGATGTACACAGGCATACCGTTTTCAACGACCACATTTCCGTTAGCATCAAGTTTCAGTTTCATTGTTTTTGCTCCAGCCTTCCGGCCATTGGTAATAGGTCATCCGACCCGGTCACCGCGTCGCATCCGCTTAGCGGCAGGCGTAAAAAAGGCCACCCGAAGGCAGCCTGATATTGATTGGTTTTTTGTTACTGGAACGCCGACGCATCCACGCGGCGCAGTTCGTCCAGGGTCAGAAACTCCCCGGCATCATTGAACATCTCAGGCACGGTGATTTTGCCGTCACGCAGCATCCGCGCGCGAGTAACGCCCAGCACCTGCTCCTGCCGTGCGTACGGTTGCCTGACGAGCCATTCGGCATAGCTGGTATGCGATGGCACCTGTCCATCCATCGAAGCGCGTGTGGCGCTTCTCAGTTCGCCAGAGGCTATCTGCATCTCTTCCCACGATTTGGTAATCAGGATTTCACCGGAGCGGCAGCAAAAGTGGATTTTGCCGGGTCCGCGCAGATACGGAATTTCATGCCCCAGCGGCTTGCCGTCGAGCGTGTAAAGCTTTCGGTCGCGGATAATGCACCACTGGCTGGTATGAGTGTCCAGCGTTGAGGACCACTGTTTGGCCTTTACGATATCGCTGTTGCCCTGTGCGAACTCCTGACGCGCAGTAGCGGCCATGTGATTTACAGCCGTGCGGGCCACCACCGCCAGGTCGCGACGGGAGGCGTTAATCACCCCATCTTCACGATTGAGTTTCGGCGTTCCGGCAACGCGTTTAACGATCTGATCTACCGTTTCACCCTGAAGGAAACCGGTGCGCACAGCGTTGGTGATTTTATCCAGCCGATCCGTTTCAAGCTTCTGGCCCCACTCCTTCAGCAAGCGCCCCTGGAATGGCTGAGTCACTGCTGAGGCGTAAACCTGCTCAGGCGCGATGCTCTGGAGCGGTACATGCCTGAGGATCTGCTTCGGAATGATGCTGCTAAAAAGGTCAAACTGATAACCGACCTCATATTCAACGTAGCGCGTCAGTTCACGTGCCAGCGCAGCATTCACCGGTTCATAGGCCTGTTGATTCAGGTCGCGCACACCAGCCAGCAGCGAAGCCAGGCGGCGAGCGCTGTAGGTATCAGCGCGCTTACCCTCCAGCAGAACAAGCAGCCGGGCAGCCAGATCAGCATCCATCCTGTTAAGCAGCCCCACCATTCGTCGGGCAACACCCGTCCCGTAGCGCGTCACGTAAAGTCCGTGAGCTATGGTCTCGTCCTGCAACCTGTCGTTTACCGAACGAGCCATATCACACCTCGCCCGGTGGCGGTTCAGTCAGAGATGCTGACTCAGCCAGCAGTTCGCTCAGAACCACATCAGGATCCGCATCGGCATCAATAATGTTCAACTTCTGTAGCGATTTAATCGCATCAGCTCGACGGATATCACCACCCTGGCGCAGTGCCTGGATGGCAAGCGCGGCGGACGGATTGAATACGGTCGATTCGACATCCAGCTCAGTGCGAACATCAACGTTGCCACCATCTTTCTCGCCGATGTACTCGGCCATGATTTGCAGAATGTTGTCGATCGCATCTTCAAGGCTGGTAGCCATGGTGTAGAGCGGTGACTGCTCTTGCATTTTCTCTTCAGAGGTCTGGTCTACCGATTTGGTAGAGGTGTTTTCCGTACGAAGCAGCTTCGCACCAGCCTGGCGCATCTGCTCCACAAGTTCTGCCAGCGACTCTTTACCAGCACCGATGGAGGAGCCTGTATGCTCGACGTACTCCAGACCCTGCTTTTGCCGATCAGTGAACGACGTAGCTGAAGACGAGCCAATTATCAGCTCTTGCCCCTCTTCCAAACCGAACACCGTGAGCAACGGCACCCTGGCGACATGCAGGATGTTGTCCTGCTCGCTTTGACTCTGCCAGTGCTTGATGTTCAGCAGAGCCATATTGAGCAGTGGAGGTGAACCACACATAAACCCGGTGCGCTTGGTGTAGAGCGTCACCAGTGTTATGTCCTTACGAGATGTTGTCCATTCGTCGAACTTCTCCCAGTTCGCCGCCCCATCGATACCTTTCGACTTGCGGTAGATTTGCACCATTCCAGGTGTCAGATAACGAATTTGCTCGACCTTTGTCTGCCCGAAGTCGTCGCCGTCCTCGATAACTACCTCTTTGATACGCAGCTCGGTCAGCACCACTTTGCCGTCTACCATTTTCGACTTCCATCCGATCACCTGCCGGGGATTGAGCATGGTGACGTATGGGCGCGCGCCAGTAGCTTTCTCTTCCGCTTTGGTTTTCACCTTTTCGGTGTCCACCCTGGGATAATCCACCAGCGCGTGGGAGAGTCCATACTGCATCGCCAGACCGAAGAATGCCTGCGCCCATACGTCCAGGCGCGTCCCCTCAAGGTCGAAGTTTTTCGCATACTCTCGCAGCTCATCAGGCACATTCTCGGCAAGCTTAATGGGCTCGGCGAATACACGCCCGATGTTTTGCTTAATGGTCTCTTCGTAGGCTGGCAGAAGCGTGGCCACGGCGAGGCGTTTTTTGTAGTCCTCTTTGTCTTCTTTTGGCCAGCGCGGGAGATAAGACTCTCCAAGCTGTCGCATATAGAGCGTGCCGCCCATCAGGGCATCGTTGATATCCCACGCCTCGACCATGTTCCCATAGTCCAGATTGGGTGTTGAAATGTCAGGCATGGAGTTAGAGCCTCAGGTTGGTGACTTTGCCGACTTTCTTCGGGGGTGAATGCAGAACGGCATATCGTGTAGCATCCCAGTCGTGGTCTTCCTGCTGGGTATCTACATCGTCAGGGTTTTTGCTGTCGCGCACGAGTACCGGCACACGGCTTATCCAGCCACGGCAATAGTCGAAAACGTAAAATGCAGGTTTCTCTGGGATGCCGGATTCCAGCTTTTTACCTTCAATCACGGCCTCGAGCATGTCAGCAAATAGCGCCGCGCCGTTCACGCGCGATCCCGGTTTTTTATTGGATGGCACCCATTTGACGCCCTGCGATTCCATTTTCTGTGCAATGGAGAGTTCGTCATCGCCAGTGTTGTAGATCGCACCGTCAGCAGGGCCGGGAACTACCTTCTTGCAGATGCCGGGCATAATGTTTAGTTGCCCCTGAGTTACCCCGTTGAGTTTTATCTCCTCGGGCTCAGCAAGCTCTTCGCCCACCAGCCGCTTATCCACCCAAGCCACACCTTTTGCGACGTTTGTGGATGACATATTCAGGCCTTTATTCAGTTCATCAGGCGGGCAGCCATACCATTCGCCAATCAGGATCAGCGACCCAGCCGGCGGGCAGAACTGGCGACCATCAGGCAGCTCGGCGGCGGTGCCGTCGGCACGCGCCCACCAAAGGTTTGAGAACGGTTTCGACTCACCCCAGTCGTGGGAGCGGTCAACTGTCCAACTATCCGGAATGCGGAACGGCTTAATGACGTGATGCGAGGCATTCCATAGATGGTCAAAGCGCCCGCCGCTGGTGACATCCCATGAGCCCTCGACCCATGCTTTGCGCCGGTTCGGGTCCTTGATGGCCATAAGTGTGGCTATGTACTGGGGATCCAGATACGGGTTCTCTTTGAACGAGCCGTGAATCGCAACACGGGTAAGCGTCACGTCCTCTTCGCGTTCGGTCTGCGGGTTAAACACCTTTTGCGTCTCGCGAATGATGGTGCCGCGCGGCGCTGGCTCGATGAAGCGCTTCTTAACCCAGGTGTGGCCAATGCCAAACGGGTTTGTGGTGCTGAACGTCTCCAGTGGGATCGGCCTCAGCAGCGAGCCATCTTCCCGTGGGTAATTCTCCGGCCTGAACGATGAGCGCCGGCAGGAGAACATCATCTCGTAGAACTCACCAGACTGCTGCTTGGTCAGCTCGTTGAAGCCAATGAACGGGAACTCCTGACCGTGATAGTCCCAGTAGTCGCCCTCTTCCTTCCCGAAGCGGAACAACAGCTCTTCACCGGTAGGCCACACCCAGCGCAGCTCAGATGCTGACGCCAGATAACGCGCACCGTCGTTAAACAGGCGGTACATACGCTTCGACTGGGTGATGATGTCGGTAAGGTTCTTATACTCGGTATCGAATATCACGCCACGCCAGAACGAGCCATAGCCCAGGCCAACGAGGCGACGGAAACGCGCCAGCTGCGCGGCAGTTTTACCCGGACCGCGCGTTCCCTCGTAGAGAATTTCGTTACAGGGGCAGCTCAGTGAGAGCGATTGCGATCCCGGCAGAGGTTTCCAGACGGCTTTGTAATTCATCCACCAAGAACCTCGCTCTGCTGCTTCTGTGCTGCCGCTTCCCAGCTATCCACGTTGTCGCTAGTCGGTACCAGCATGACGTTGTGGGTCGCTACGACTTTCTGCTCAACCTGCTCTTTGAAGGCCTGCACGCGAACGTGCTTGCCGAGCAACTCAAGGTTCTTCACCTTGTCAGGCCACTTTATCTTTTTGAGGATGGTTTCCGCCGTTTCCTCGTCGAAGTTCTGTATGGTCGTGCTGATATCGAGCCCGGTGAGCGTCGTTCGCCACGATCTGGGCCATAGGCTGATCGCTTTGAGGCTACCGTCGTCATTCAGGATGTCCAGAACGTCCATCTGGTCGATTTCAACTAAGCGCCGCAGCACATAATCAGCATCAATGCCGACGTCCTCGTTGCGCTTTGCTTTGAGTTCGGCGATTCTGTTTTGGATGTCAAGTTTTGACAAGTTCTGGGCAGCTATGCGGTTTGCGGTTTTGACGCTGTACCCCGCCCGAATAGCCGCTTGAGTGGCGTTTAAATCGATGAGGTACTCGCGACAGAACATTTCTTGCTTGTCAGTGAGTGCCATGTTTATTCCAAGTTAAAAGGAGTTTTAATGTCTACAGAATCACTTCTTGATGCGATGCTAAAACATGATCGTTTTCATAATCAAAATACGATGGTTCCAGGATTAGCCCAAAGAGCAGTTGATAATGGATTCGACAGCTTAACCGCGAAGCAACAGGCAGTTTTAGAACCTTTCTTAACCGAGAAATGTGATGGAGTTACCAACCCTGGAGGACATCATAACGACTGCCAAGTCATACTTGAGGGTGACGATCTCGAAGGTGCTATTGAAAATGAAATGTATTATGGAGGGCTGCTATGCCCTTCATGCGTCGACGAAAAGGAGCATTACAAGGCTGAATGGGAAAGAATTCAGCGCGAGTAATTCATAAACATTTTTAATCGGCGGCCTGATCTATTGGTGTGGTCGCCTTTGTTTTGGCTAACCTGCAATTTCGTCTAACTGTTCGGTCTGCTCTGTCGGTACTGGCGTGAACTGCACGCGCTTCACGTCGTCAGGAGCGAAGTAAAGCCACTCGCCCGTCTCGGTCGCCAGCGGCACAAAGCCGTTCACCAGCT